TTTTAATAATACACCTTATTTTAATAAGGAGTCTGTTGACTTAGATAATTATGCTAGGAGGTTTAATAGGTTGCCAACTTGCCCTATTTTTGCCTGTAGAGGCCTTAATCAAATTATTGCTACTAACACTCAACAGGATGTTGAGAAGAATGGAATTAGACACTTGTGTACTCCTAGAGAAATATGGGATAAATATCCCCTACCCAAAAACTGCCGTTGGATAAATTTTAATGGCTATGGTATCAGATACAGCCAGAAAGCTTTGGACATGTTTGCAATGGTTAATGATGATTATGATACAATGAGAAAGAAAATGTCTCGTTACTGTAAATGTGGGGGAATTGCTGCTGAAAAATTGAATGGAATTGATCCCAAGGCCATGGCGGATTTTCAAATATATAATCAATGTCCAATAAATAAGTTAATGTGTATCAGAAAAGTGCTTAATCAATGTTCAGTCCCTATTCCACGAATAGCCAATAAATTTTATCAATTTTATGTAAAGAATTATCATACTAAATTTATGCAAGCAGCTGAAAAATTCTTTTTTGTTACCCCACTTGATGTGATTAAATGCATAAAAAATTATTCAAAACAACTTGAAGTGATACCTTATTTCAATAAGAATGTTGTTTATCAACTCCGAAAATTGACTGGTCATTACAATCAACACAATAAGTCAGAAGTACAAAGAATTTTAGACAAAGTTAGGCAAATATGTAATCCAGAAGCTTATTCAAAATTTTTAACTCTATTGTTTGAAAAACCTATAAGATCTATGATGTATGATGTTTTTGGTCACCAATATGCAGTTGGACTTTCCAATTTAGAAAAACAATTTGAGATAAGAGAAATGCTTAAGAAGAAATATAATATTACTTTAGATTGTAGTGGTTTTGATAATAGTCACAATGCTTACCTTAGACAGCCTTGGGATTTTATGATTAGGGAAGTAGTTACCAAATATTCTAACAGATTCAGTGAAGTAGCTGACCCGCAAGCAGTTGTCAATGAGTTTTGCAAGTCCAATTCGTTTATAGATTATGATTTTATTATAGATAAAAAGAAAATCCATTATTGTACCCTGGATATCGGTTATAAATTAGCTTCTGGTTCAGTTTATACAACAAGTCTAAACACCTTTTTGATGCTCCTCTTGATTAAATTTGCCACTAATATGTCTAGTGAAGCTAGTGTTTCTGGTGATGATGCTTTGGCCACTTCTGATGATGACAAAGAAACCATTTTTTCTAGTTTTTACAGGGTTTACGGTTGGTCTAACAATAATTTTTTTAATAATATAGGCGTTATACTGAAATACTTAATACTCAGTGATGAAGTTATAGATCCTATCCCTTGTTCATTGGACACATTTGAATGTCCAAATTGTGGAGTCAAATTGGTTCGCCACCTTCTTAAGTATATCAAAGATTCTTTTATATCTATTAATTATGAAAAAAAAATGAAAATGCTAGGGATCCCAAGAGAATATTTTGAACAATTAGTTTACATAGGGGAATCTTCTTGGTTTAAAGGGCTTAGATTCCCAACACTTGTTTTTTCGCCTTTAGATCATGGCATACCTATTCAGGAGGTTAGTAATTTAATTATGAAAAAACTTGAAGATAAAGTTAAAGTCAAAATGAATATAGAGAGTGATTATACAAAAAAATTATATCAGGTTAAAAATATGGATGAAACAAAAGCTCCCGAAATAGCTAATCTAATATTATCTCTATTAAGCGATGAAAAATATGTCAAAACTAGACAAAATCAGTATTGCAAATTTTGTTCAGATGCTTACGACACCTTTTTACATAAGAAATATGGGATTACTTCAGCTACAATCGAAGGCTTTTACGAAAAAAAAGGACAGAGGCTTATTACATATAATTCAGAACAGAGATTGGATGACACAAGGTTTATCCCAAATTTTATTATTGAACGTATTACTAATGATTATAAAGATAGAATGGATAAACTCAATTTGAAACCAAGTAAAGACCAGAAATTATGTTTGATCAAGCAAGCTTTAACCGAATATTCGGATCGAATTGAATCATTAAATGATAGATTTTTTACAACTCAGCCCACTACTGTCCAACAAAAGATAAATGAGATTTCAGAATTAATGTTGGAACTAACACTTGAACAAGAACCATTCAAAGTAATGTTACATAGTCCGTCAAAGTATAGGGCTCTTATTGCTACTTTCTATAATCTTAAAGGATGTCCTGAAAACCAAATTAAGAAAAAGAAGATTACTACCAATATAAATGGTCGTCTTAAACAAAATTACTATATGGTAGATTGCACTAGTATACCAAGTCTTTCCATAGATAAACTTTTTAGTATTCAAGAACCATTAATCGAAATGAATTATTTTAATTATGACTCCACTTTCGAAAGTATCAAATTCACACAAGGTAAACTCTTTTATGTCCTTGAGTTGGAAAAACCTATTTTTCAGAAAAACAAGGTTGTTTATAACAAAAAAAATAAAAAAGACGCCTATCAAAATTTGTTGATGCAGTTGAAAGATAAGATGATAACAGTTGAAGAAATATTACAGGGCAAACCTATTCCTGATGATTTTGAACAGACCATCTCTAATGTTAATGTTTACACTCCTGATCTCAAAACTTTTGTATCTATGATGCCTTCAGTTTTTAACAATATAGTTGACATAAAAAAATATAAAGTAACAGCAGAAAGGATTTATAATCAGAGTGGACAGAAAGAATTTCAAGAAATTCAACTTTTATTAGACAAACAAATAGAGAAAGTAATTCAACAAGGAACAATTTCAAATGAAATTCCTAGCCTTTATTTATAAATA